AAGGCGGCGTCCTCCGGCTACTACAGCACGGCGGCGTCCTCCGGCTACTCCAGCAAGGCGGCGTCCTCCGGCGACTCCAGCACGGCGGCGTCCTCCGGCGACTACAGCAAGGCGGCGTCCTCCGGCAACTCCAGCACGGCGGCGTCCTCCGGCTACTACAGCAGGGCGGCGTCCTCCGGCTACCACAGCAGGGCGGCGTCCTCCGGCTACCACAGCAGGGCGGCGTCCTCCGGCAACTCCAGCACGGCGGCGTCCTCCGGCGACTACAGCAGGGCGGCGTCCTCCGGCTACCACAGCAGGGCGGCGTCCTCCGGCGACTCCAGCACGGCGGCGTCCTCCGGCAACTCCAGCAAGGCGGCGTCCTCCGGCAACTCCAGCACGGCGGTTGCGAAAGGGAAAGATACGATCGCCATGTCGGCTGGGTTCGATTGCTTTGCCAGCGCCGGCGAAAACGGATGCTTTGCTCTCGCGTGGAACGACAAAGGCGCGAAGCGAACCCGCATCGTTGTCGGCTACGTCGGTGAGGATGGCATCGAGGCCGATGTGTTGTACCGGCTCAACGCCAAAGGCAAGCTGGAGGAGGTGCGGAATTGACCCCGCTCGCCCTTTCCCTCCACTGCGATCAGCTGGCTCCGATGGCATACATGCCGCCGGAGCTGGCCTCGCGGGTCTACAACACCCTGGCGGATAAGACGCTTCCTCCGCCAGTGTTCAACACGCTGCTCGCGCTGTCGGAGCTCTGCGATCCGCACGGTGGCCCTATTCCCCTCGCCGAGATCCAGCGTTATTCCCGAGCGGTCATGCGAGTCGAGCTTAGCGATCGCACGGTGAAGGGAGCCGTCAAACAGTTGATCGAGCAGTATGGCGTCGCAATTGGAAGCGCCCGCGGCGCCGCGCGCCATGGATACTTCTTCATCCGCACGGACGAAGAGGCCACGGCTGCGGCCGCTCCACTCCTCGCCGAAATCCGAAGCCTCGCAACTCGCTGTCGGACACTCTCCCCCAAAAACCCATACATCCAGCATTTGCTTGGACAAATGGAGGTGCAGCTTTGAGGCCCATCGTTTGCTCCGGATGCGCTCAGGTCTTCAGGGGCGGGGGTACATCGCGAATGCTGCGCTCTGTGCTGTTTCATTTCTGCCGAAAGTGCTGGCGCAACCCTCAGCGTTGTGAACAGCAGATGGTCGAGGCGACGGCCAGGGAGGTTGTCTACGTTGGGAACTAAAACTGGAATCGAATGGACGGATGCAACGTGGAACCCCATCCGTGGCTGCACGAGGGTGAGCGAGGGTTGCAGGAATTGCTACGCCGAGAAAGTTGCGTATCGCTTCAGCAAGCCTGGCTTGGCCTACGAAGGACTCGCTGTTCTGCGGAACGGCCACGCGAGTTGGACCGGCAAGGTCGACTTCGTCGAGAAGCATCTGCTCGATCCCGTGAAGTGGCGCACACCGCGGAAGATATTCGTCAACAGCATGAGCGATCTCTTCCATGAAAGCGTTCCGGATGAGTGGATCGACAAGATTTTCGGCGTGATGGCGCTTTGCCCACAGCACACCTTCCAGGTGCTTACGAAGCGCCCGCAGCGAATGTTCGACTACTTCAATGCGTCCGTCGGCGGTCGCCTCGACGTGCGAGGAGCTCTGATCGGATCACAGGCCTCACCGATTCATCTCAAGCGCACCGACAACCCGTTCCTCGAATGGTCTGGTCTCCCGATGCCGAACGTGTGGCTGGGAGTGAGCGTCGAGAATCAGAAGGCAGCGGACGAGCGGATTCCGCTTTTGCTCCGGACGGCGGCCGCGGTGCGGTTCATCAGCGCCGAGCCGCTGCTCGGACCCATCAACCTCTGCGCGGTGCCAGACAGCAAAACACGGCCACAGGAGTTCTCGGCGAGGTACACACCCTGCGGCGACCTCGACTGGGTCATCTGCGGCGGAGAAAGCGGATCTGGCGCGTCTGTCCGATCCATGAAGGCTGCATGGGCGAGACAGCTTCGCGATGAATGCGTCGACGCCGGAGTTCCTTTCTTCTTTAAGCAATGGGGTGAATGGGTGCCGACGGAGGATCCATCTGTAGCGGCCGCGCGCGGCGTCCCCCTCGAAGACTGCATGAGCTATGTGGGAAAGAAAGCCGCTGGCGCTCTGCTGGATGGCCGCGAGTGGCACCAATTCCCGGAGGTGCGTCGATGAGGGAACTCATTCAATCAATCATCCTGCTCGGACTCGCCTGGTACGCCTGGCATCACGGCCCAAAGCCCGCTGCGGTTCTGTGCGTCACAGCTCTGCTCTTGGGATTCTCATTGTGGGCGACGCGCAAACGAGGAATCCGCTGAAATGGCCAAACGTGGCGTCCTCGACCACCCGAAAAATCTGGACCTCGCACAGAAACTGAAGATCATGCCGCCATTCTCTCTCGGCGTGCTCGAGGCCTTCTGGCACTGGACTGGCAAATATCGCCCAACCGGCGACATCACCGGCACCGATCCCCACCTCTTTGCCGTCTCCATCCGCTATGCCGCCGACGCCGATGCTCTATGGAATGCTCTGGTCTCTGCCGGCTGGATCGAGCGGGATGGCGAGCGGATGCTCGTTCACGATTGGAGCGAGCATGCCGACGATGCCGTGCGGAAGTACCTCAAGCGGCGCGGAGAATCTTTCGCCGATGGATCTGGGCCATTTGACAGGAAGGTTGGACAAAGTCGCGACTCAGTCGTGCCGATGTCGCGACTCAGTCGTGCCGATGTCGCGACGGAGTCTGGACAAGGTGGGGACATAGTCACGACTGCGGCGTGCCTGCCTATACCAGTGCCAGTGCCAGAGCCTATACCAGTGCCAGAGCCAGTATTAAACCCTGCGCCGGCTATGCCAGCGCCGGAGCACGGGACAGGCTTCTTCGCGCCCGACGACTCGATTCAGAGCCGGGAACGAAGATTCGTGAACTTCAGGACGGCAGTCATCGCCTGGTGGCGTGACGCCAATGGCGGATCGATGCCTTGGGATGGCAGCGAGCAACGGCGCCTGAAGGAATTTCTGCAGGCGAATCCAGCGCTCACGATCGAGGAATTCAGGACTTTGCTGGAGAATCGCGGGCGGAGTGATGTGAACCTGGCCGAGCGCCCGCGCGCATGGCTGGCGACGCTCACCAACTACGCCAACGGCCGTCTCGACCGCTTTGGGAAGCCGGAACGGATCACGGGCGCATCCCGCGCCGCGGATCCAGACGCCGGAACGTGGGATTTGATCCACTCTGCCGAGCTCGCACCGGAGTACGCGCGATGCGTCGACATCGAGTCTCGCGTCTCGCTCGTTCTCAAGCTTGCGCCGGATCACGTTCCGCGCGATGGCCTGGCCGATAAACTCCGCAGTCTCATCACGACCCGAGAACACTTCGTTTCCAACAGGAAGGAACCGGTGCCATGCTAACCGGCGTAACTGCAACGATGACAACCCGCGAAGTGCAGACGGCCGCCCATCGTCCGACTGTTGTTCCCGTGGCGCTGTCGTACTACCGGCGCCAGGATGAACTGGCTCTACACGCTGCGAAGCGGACTCGCAACGGCATTCCCACTGCCGGCGCGCTGCTCGAGCGCAGCTGGTTCGAAGCGCACTCCGAAGTCGGCTGGATGGGTTGGGAAAGCAGCTTTTCGAACATCTGCAAAATGCTCAATTGGGAAGAGGCCCCGACCCGGGCGGCACGCATCGAGGACATCGATCGCGTCTGGCGAAAATCGCTGCTGGATTGGGGTCGCCTTGAGCGTGACCGGCGGATGAGCGAACTGCTCGACCTGAAGATCATCGACAACCCAGCATGGGCCCGACGGCACGCAATCCAGGAGGAACTGTCGCTCGACGAGACGGCCCTATGCACTTGACCGAAATCGTGCAAAAAGGGGTACTGTATTGCGCCGCGGCGGAGTTCGTGTGGTTGGCGGCGAGGTCGATAACGCGCTGGATTCGGCGCAAACGGGCATGCAATTGTCGCTGCCATGAGGGGTGAACGTGAGCAGAAGAGAAGGGCGCGCGCCAAAGACACGGGCCGAGCGAAAGAAGACCAGTCACGCAAACAAATTGAAGCGCGGCGAGTGCCTAAACTGCTGCAAGTTAGCCGAACCCGATCGGCAACTATGCAAAGACCATCTGGAGAAGAGCAGAGAGTATTCGAGGACGCCGTCCGCCCGGGCTGCGGTTCGCGTGTCACTCCACAAGCGCAAAGAGCGCCTGAAGAAAGCCGGGCTCTGTCAGGACTGCGGCCAGAACCCACCGTTCCCGAAGAGAACGCTCTGCATCGGCTGCCTCAATTCCCGCAAAGCGCGCGAGGCTGACCGGCGAACCCGGATTGCTTGCGCCTCCGATCCCATACCTCTTTTCCCGGTAGACGCCCAGGCACCGCTGCAGTCGCTGCGTAACAAGATTGCCTCATGGTTCCACCGCAAGTCGGAGGTGTTGCGGTGAAGATCGGAACAAAAAGTGTTCTCTATGGCGCGCACTGCTTCTGTCTCCATCCTTGGTTTGTCGCCGCGGGTTGGACGAAGTTATACGGTTTTCCGTTGGATCCGAGGCTATGGCTGGCATTCTTCGTGCATGACATCGGCTATCTCGGAAAGCCCAACATGGATGGACCGGAGGGAGAGCGTCACGTCGAACTGGGCGCTGCAATCATGGGGCGCCTGTTCGGAGACGAATGGCGCGACTTCTGCTTGTTCCATTCGCGATACTACGCAAAGGCTGCTGGCCATCACCCGTCCCGGCTTTGTTTCGCCGATAAGCTGTCATTTCCGCTCACGCCACACTGGCTCTATCTCCCAATGGTCAGCGCTACGGGCGAAATCCTCGAATATCTGAAGAACGCGCAAAATGCTACTTCCGCCCACTGGGTTCCTACCGGCTACGACAAGCGCAAATGGCATTCGCAACTCTGTGAATACATGAGGCGCTGGGTAAACGAGCACATCGGTGGCGGCGCCGATACCTGGACAAGCTCCAATCGTCACGCCCGCACCGAAAGCGGTGTGTGGCAATGAACCACGGCAAAAAGTGCGAGAACGGCTGCGCACTCCCGGCAACCTGGCGCTGCGAACACCTCTTCTTCTGCGAAAACTGCAAAGAGGGGATCATTCGCAACGTCGGCATCGATCGTTACCAATGGGAACGGCTCAGCGAAGACGAGGACGACTTTTCCCGAACCGCCCATGGTGTTCGTCGGCGGTGGGGCTGTCCGGCGATCACCCGGGCTCGCATGGTTCGCGCTCACGCCACTTCAAAGTTTGAGCAGCTGGCCGGAATTCGCCGCATTCCTGACAAGACGAACCCCCGCGGCTATCGCGAAGTCTGCGTAACGACCACCGCATGGGAGAATCGCCGGGCATTTGTCTACGAGCGGGATAACGGCCGGTGCCGTCGATGTGGATGCCTGGCGCCGCTGCACGGCCGGCTGCTGACTCCGCTGGAACCCGGACTTCCTCCGACCGCCGAACGCGCCGGCGAGGCCATGCACATCGCCGCGCGGAAGGCTGGTGGAGGATTCAGGGACGACCACCCCACCAATCTGTTGTGGGGATGCGCCACCTGCCACCGGCTGGATCCAACCTGCAAATTCCTGCAGCAGCAGAGAGAAGAGGTGTTCGCGTGAAGGGCGACTTTTCCGCCGGCGGCCGATCGATCTTGTGGGGGATGCATGGCTAGCCGTGACGACTCAAGACAATGGGAAATTCTTGAGGGCGACGCGCTCTCTCGTCTCAGGGATTTGCCATCTAATTCCGTGCATTGCGCCGTGACTTCACCGCCCTATTGGGGTCTGCGCGACTACGGCATCGAACCTGTCCTCTGGCCTTCGGGATGGCGGGGCTGCTTCGGTCTCGAACCGACGCCGGAACTCTACCTCGAACATGCAGTCTTCATCTTTCGCGAGGTGCGCCGTGCGCTGCGCGCAGACGGCACTTGCTGGGTAAACATGGGAGATAGCTACTGCAACACGGATAAGTGGGGTGGCGGCAAGAACGGAAATACCGGAAAACATAGCATCGCAGAGGATGGCTCTGTGCCTTCATGGACAGTTAGATCAAAGAAGGATCCCATCCCCGGTATCAAGCCGAAAGACCTGGTGGGCATGCCATGGATGCTGGCTTTCGCGCTGCGCGCGGACGGCTGGTATCTGCGACAGGACATCATCTGGGCGAAACCGAATCCGATGCCCGAGAGCGTGCGGGACCGCTGCACCAAGGCGCATGAATACCTGTTCCTTCTCACCAAGAGCCAGCGCTACCACTACGACGCTGACGCCATCCGCGAACCATTGACTCGACACCAGCGTTGCGCGACTCAGCCAAGATGTCGCCAGGCAGCGCGGCGGCGATCGGGTTCCCGGCAAGACGAACGGCACCATGAAAGCTGTGTCCCGTGGAATGCGACGCACGGATTTGGAAGCCTTTGGCCTCACGCGCGGCACAAGCAACCCGTCCTGCGTCCACGAAAACGGAGCTAATAAGCGTTCGGTGTGGACCGTCGCGACAATGCCGTTTTCTGAGGCTCACTTCGCGACGTTCCCGACCAAGCTGGTCGAGCCATGCATCCTCGCTGGATGCCCCGAAGGTGGGCTGGTGCTGGATCCGTTCAACGGAAGCGGGACAACCGGGCTGGTGGCGACGCGGCTCCAGCGCCGGTACATCGGTATCGAGCTCAATCCGGAGTACGTGGCGATGTCGCGGCGCAGGATCACAGACGATGCACCGCTATTCAATTCAACCGCAAATGTTACGGAGAACCATGAGACCGAGAAAGAAAGTGCTGATCGTCACGCCGGATCCGGTGAAGTCGTCGCTGGTGAGATTTCAAACGGATATTTGGGGATTCGCTCCGATGACGGCTGCCGACCCGGCAACGGCGCTGTACGCGCTTCGGCAATATGAAATCGACGTGATGCTCCTTCTTTGCGTGGATGGCGCAAAGGATCTGATCGCGACAGTCCAGGATGATCACCCCTTCACCTCCGTTGTAACCCTCGGCCTTCCCCGAGACGAATTCAGCCGCGCGGACATGCAGTTGAGCGCCAGCGCCACAGCTGCGCAGATCAAAGAGACACTGCGCCAGGCATCCTGCAGAAAGAGGGGTCCATCGGCCGCGCGCATGGCTGCTCGGCAAGCTGAGGAAGGGGTAACGGCGTGAGCGGCGAAGAAACGGTCGATACGCTGAAGGCCAAGCTGGCAATCGTCAATCGGGCGCTCGAAATCGCTGTCGACAAACACCTGGCGACGGTGGGAGAAGCGCTGTACCTGGCGGAAGTCGAGAGACAACGCGCTGGCCGGCTAATTGGATGAAGTCGGCTCGCACTTCAACCTTTGAACTGGAGGGGATATGAGCGATGGAATTAGTGACAGCCATGAATACGCTTCTGGGCGCGCATTCACGGCTGATAATCGGCGCACCGTGGTTGTGATGAGGGAAAGCCACGAAGCCGCCCAACTAAAGACGATAATCGGCTGGGTGTCTAGGCAGGGGCAGTTCTTCGGAGACGATGAGCGGACGGCGCGCTGGGCTGGATGCACGCATGAGCTATGTCCTGGCTGCGGTCAGGTAATCGAGCGCGGGTGGTGTAAGGCGTGTCGTGAGAAGAGGGATTTGGAGAAATGGGTTGCCGCTCCCCGCGAAACGTGGGACGGCACAACTCCGCTCTACTCGGACGCCTACGACAAGTATTTCTTTGATGACGATTGGGAGGAGTATGCCGAAGCCGCCGGTCAGACTGTGGAGGATTTGCGCCTCTATATCTGCACGCCCCAGTATGGCCGCGAAATTGATTCGCAATATTTCGAGGACGAACTTCCAGAGGACGGCGAGGTGCCCGGCGGCATTCAGCTGGCCATGGACTCCTTAAACGATGCGATCCGTGAAGCCGGGCCGCTGTCGTGGTATCCCGGTGACAAGGTGCCTGTGTTCGACGCCGCATCAACCCAGCCTTAAACCGAAAGGACGCGAGCCACACCTCAACCTTTGACGTGTGGCTCGTTCTCCTTAAAGATCTCGTCGTAGAGCCGGTTCATTCCCTGTCGAAACACTGCAGAGACGGAGCATCCGAGCTTTTCAGCAAGGATCTCTGCCTTTTTGCTTTCCTTTTTGGTCAGTCGAATGTGCAGCGTCTCGCTTCGCAATTGCTGTGATTTCCTCGCCCCATCCTAACCTGAACTCCTGATAGCAGTTGCAGTTGTGTCCACATTGGGGTACAAATGTATCCACAAGGTGCACACAAACGAGGGACATCTATAACACCCCCGTTATCTTGCACTGTTACCAACCGGCGGGATATAGATTGAAAAACCCACAATAAAACAATCTGTCCGGGGGCCCTGTTGGAGCGTTTGCTGAGTACCCATGAAGTCGCTGAAGCCTTGGGAGTTAAACCAGACACAATCAGAGCCTGGCGTTCGCGCCGGGTAGGTCCAGAGTTTCACAAAGTTGGCGGTCGTCTGATTCGCTATCGCGAGTCCGACATTGAAGCATTTCTGCATTTTGATGGGAGGGGGAATGGCGACGAGCCTCAAGCGGCGAGGTAGAGGCGGCGACGGCCTATATAAGAAGAGAGGCATTTGGTATTTCCGAATCATCGACTGGAACGGCCGTCGCCGCGCGCTGAGCGCTCGTACGACCGTTTATGACGAGGCCCGCAAGCGCCGTGCAGCCTATCTCGCTGATCTGGAAAAAGGTGTCGATGTCACGGCGTCGCCAAAACTGACGTTTGCCGCCGCGGCTGAGCGGTGGATCGATCGATGTGCCCTGGATCTCGCTTCTGGGACGATTCGCTGCTATCGCCAACGGCTGAAGAACATCAACGCTGCAATCGGCGGCATGCTGATCAGCAAGATCACGGCCGACACTGTCCGGCGCTACCAAATGCTTCGCGCACACATTCTGGAGGCCTCGACGGTAAACGCTGAAACCAAAGTGATTGCGGCTGTCCTAAAACAAGGCGGGTTTTGGCTTCGCGTCAAGCCAGAATTCCGATTTTTGCGTGAGCCAAAGACGCGCGCCCGAGCCGTGCGATCCGATGAACTCGAAAAACTGTTGCAAGTTGGATCGGAAAGAGCTTCTGATTCAATCATGTATCACGTACTGCGGCTGTTTCGTGAAACCGGATTACGACACAAAGAGCTGCGCATGCTCCGCCGCCGGGATGTTGATTTGCAGAATCGCTGTATCTATATAAGTCGAACCGCGACAAAGACGGATGCCGGCGAGCGGATATTCCCGTTGCTGGACGATGGACTCGACGCCATGCGAACCCTAATGAATATCGCTTCAGCGCAGGGATCAGTTGATCCCAACCATTACGTATTTCCAGCGATTGATCTCGCTGCTGTGCATGGCTCTAAACACAAGAAACGAATAGCCAATCCAACCAAACCGCGCAGTGGCTTTGAGGATGCATGGCATACTCTGCGCCGCCTTGCGGATGTCGATCAAACTTTGCGATTGCATGACTTCCGCCATACGGTCGCCACGGATATGGGTGAGGCAGGCGTCCCTTCTGGAATCGCCATGGAACTCATGGGTTGGAAGACACCGGCAATGCGGGCGCGCTACGAACACTTTCAGACGAGTGCATTGCGCCGTGAGATCGACCGCGTCGGTGCCTTTCGTGCTGGATCTAAAGCATCTAAGCCAGAGCTATCCAAGTCGAATGTCGTTCCCTTCCGGCGTCCCGCTGCGCAGTAGCCCTATCAACTTGACTCGTTTCCTCGCTTCCGTGGTACAAGGTCATGGCGTGATGTGAAAGAGGGGTGCCGCTTGCCAGAGACCCGACGGGTCCTTCCCGAGCGGTTCGTCTTTGCGGGTTGCGCGCCGGCGCAAAATCGCTAGCGACAGGGTTTTTCAGGATCGGTTTCCGTTTCCGCGATGGACGAGGGGCAAAAGTTCGGCGGACTGAACGCGCTACCGGTCGAAGATGTCGCAGAACTCCTCTCCGTCAGTCCGAAGACCATCCGCAACTGGCTCAATAAAGAAGACTTGCCGTGTCAGAGCGATGGTCGCCGCCGCGTCCTCGATTGGACGACCACCCTCGAATGGTACGTCCAGCGCCGCATCCAGGAAAGCGGAAAGCATGGAAACGAACCGGAGGCCGGCTACTTGGTCGGCGAAGAAACCCTCGAGCAGGCGGAAACCCGGAAGACGATTGCCGAAGCTGACCTGAAGGAACTCAAGCTGGCTGAACTCCGCGGGCAGATGGTGCCGGCGGATGAGGTCGGCCGCAATGTCGGCCAGGTTGCGAGCGCCATCAAGACGAAGCTCGACGCCATGCCCAACGCGCTGGCCCTTCGGCTCGTCGGGAAGAAGGACCGCGTGGAGGTCCAGAAGATTCTCCACGACGAGATCTACCGTTTGCAGCTGGAACTCGCCAATGTAGGGAAGCAATACGAACCAAAGCGGATCGTCACGGACGAGGACGAGGAATGATCGGGCCCCAGTTCCCAACTCCGGAAGAGCAAGAACGTCAGTTATTGGCGGCGCGTTGGAAGCGCATCCGCCGTGGCATTTATGAATCTCCGTTTGGGTCGTGGTTTCGAGGCCCCCATGCGGCCTGGCTCGTCGCCCATAAGTGGGGATGGTTGTGAAGCCGTTCGTCTGCTCCGACGAATCCAGGCAGGCTCTCCAGGTAGCCATCGCCGTCGGCCTCAACGTCTTCAGGCCAAAACCCCCGATGACGCTCTCGGTCTGGGCCGATGAACATGCCTACATCCCCGCCGGCTCCGCCAATCCCGGCAAGTTCTCAACATCGATCGCGGAATACGAACGCGAGCCGATGGACATCATCTCCGACCCTCACTACCGGAAGGTCGTCCTGGTGTGGGCATCGCAGACCGGCAAAACCCAACTGGGCCTGAACGCCCTCGGCTACTTCAGCCATCAGGAACCCTCCTACATGCTGATGATCCAGCCGACGCTGGATCGCGCCCAGGAAATTTCGAAAACCCGCATCGCGCCCATGATCCGGGATTCGCCCGTCCTGCGCGCGCTGTTCCCTGACCCGAAGTCGCGGGACAGCGGCAACACACTCGAATTGAAAGAATTCCCAGGCGGCTTTCTGTCGCTGGTCGGCGCAAACTCGCCGAGTGGGTTGGCATCGAAGGCCATCCGGTTCCTTTACGCCGACGAGGTCGACCGCTTCCCGGAGTCCGCCGGTACCGAAGGCGACGTGCTCGATCTGGCCTATGTCCGTCTGTCGACGTTCTGGAACCGCATCGCCGTCGAAACCTCAACCCCGCTCATCAAGGGAACCTCCCGGATCGAGCACTCCTTCTCCGAGTCGGATCAGCGCTTTTACATGGTGCCCTGCCCGCATTGTGGCCTCGAACAGGTCTTGATGTGGCCCCGGCTGAAGTTCACGAAGGAGACGACACCCTCTGGCCAGACGCGGCCCACCGCCGTCTGGTATGACTGCGTAAACGACTGCCGGATCGAGGAATCCAGCAAGTATGAAATGGTCCGCCGTGGCCGATGGCAGGCGAGCGCAGAATCGCGTGACGGTCGCACCGCCGGCTTCCACCTGAATGCGCTCTATTCCCCATGGGTCGAGTGGACGGACCTGATCCTCGAATGGCTCTCCGCTCAGGCTGACCCGGAGAAGCTGCAGGTCTTCACCAACACGCGTCTGGTTGAAAGTTGGGAGCTCCGCGGCGAAGGTGCCGAGGAAACGGAACTGGAGAAGCGGCAGGAAATCCTTCCTACGGTGGCCGAACTGCCCGAAGGCGTGCTCCTCCTGACGATCGGTGTCGACGTCCAGCGCGATCGCATCGTCGCCAGCCTCGTCGGGTGGGGACAGGGTAAAGAGGGATGGATTGTCGACCACTTCATCCTCCGCGGCTCGCCGGCGCTCCCCGAAGAGAACCCCGACAGCCCCTGGCGGCAACTCGACGAGCTGCGAGAGCGCCGGTGGAAGCACCCGTCCGGGAAGATGCTGCGCGTCTCCTGTACCTGCGTCGACTCCGGTGACCAAACGAAAATCGTCTACGACTACACCCGTCGCCGTGAGCGTGAGCGGGTCTATGCGGTCAAGGGCGCGGACGGCTTTGGGCGCCCGCTGGTGAACGGCGGAACCCGTCCCGACAAAAACAAGACGCTGCTCTACCTGGTCGGCGTCGACACGGCGAAGGAACGCATCTACTCCGGACTCCAGCAGAAGACCCCGGGCGCTGGCTATATCCACATCCTGAAGGCGGAACACCTCGACCGCGAATACCTCGCCGAGTTGACCTCGGAGCACATCATCACCTCCCGGAAGCGAGGCAGGGCGGTGAAGCACTTCGAACTCCTAGCCGGTCGGCGCAACGAAGCGCTCGACTGCGCGGTCTACGCCTCGGCCGCGCGCGAGATCCTTCGCCCGAACTTCCCGAAGCTGTATGAGCGCATCTTCGGTCGGCCGCCCTTGCCGCCGGAATTGACTCCCCTGGTCGATGCGCTGAAGACGGTCGCCGAAGGCGTCCGCCAGGCATTCAAGGAAGAGACGAAAGAGCCGATTCCTGCGCCCGAAAATGCCGGCGCCGACCCGTTTGCAAACCTGCCCATTATTGGATCGTTCAAAAAGGTCAATCCGGTGCAAAAACCGGCATCCTGGCGCGATTCGTGGGAAATCGGCTGATAATCACGTATCTTTGACCATTTTTGAAGGTCCGATTTACTCTCTCGCGTGAGCAGCTATCCCGGCATTCTGCCCGGTTGGATCATCTTTGACCTCGACGCGCCTCACCCGGAGCCGCTAGCCTTCAATGCCGGCGATTCGCTCGCGTGGAATCGCGGATTCGAGCAGTACCCGGCCTCCGGCGGCTGGACGCTGACTTACGTCCTCAATAATCAATCGCAGAAGTATGTCGTCAGCCCCTCCGATATCACCGTCGACGGTGACGGCTTCTCGGTGGCGATCCCATCGTCGGAAACCAAGACATGGACCGCTGGCGAATACCTCTGGCTCGCCGTCATGCAGAACACGGTCAATGGCGTCGCCGAGCGCTTCACTTGCGCGATGGGCCGCGTCGCGATCCAGGCCGACATTCTCGACGCTTCCGCTCCGGTCGATACCCGCGCCCTGGAGGAGATTGCGCTTGCGAACATCAAAGCGGTGCTCGCTGGCCGCGCCGGCGATGGCGTCCAGGAATACAAAATCAACGATCGCGAGCTTCGCCGCTACAGCATGGCGGAACTCTTCAAGCTGAAAAGCTACTTCGAGTCGGAAGTCAGGAAGATCCGGATCAAGCACGGCGAAACCGTGCTGCCCGATACCGTAGCCTTCCATGCGGATTGGGGACTTAATGGGTAATCTCGTCACGCTGGACCTTACCGAAGCGAAGCATGCCGTCATGGAATCGCGCCTGACGCTTCCAGGGCCCGCGACGGGCAAGCGCGCGTATGACGCCGCATCGTTCACCCGTCTCACTGAAGACTGGGCGACCTGGACGACAAGCGCCGACCTCGACCTGTGGGCGGATATCTACCGGCTTCGCGCTCGATCTCGCCGCGAATCGCAGAACAACCCCATCGCCCGCAAGGGGATGAAGGTCTTCGTCAAAAACATCTTCGGCCCCGATGGAATCCGCCTGCGGATGAAAATCCCCATGAAGAAGGGGAAGAAGCTCAACGCCAAGCTGAATGAGCAGATCGAGCATCTGTTCCAGCAGTGGGGTCGCCGCGACTTCTGCACCGTCCAGGGCAACATGAGCTGGGAGCGCGCGCAGCGGTTCGCCGGCGTGCAGACCTGGCGCGACGGAGAGTGCTTCATCCGCCGCCGGTACGCGCCCAACAAATTCGGCATTGCTCTGCAATGGATCGACCCGGATCAGCTGGATACCAACTATTTCCTGCAGCAATTGCAGAACGGCAATCAGATCCGCATGGGCGTCGAGGTGGATCCGGACGGACGCGCGGTCGCCTACCACTTCTGGGATCGCCACCCTGCGGAATGGTCGATGTCCAACCGCAACCGGATTCGCGTCCCGGCGGAAGACGTGATCCACCTGTACGACCCGGAGCGGGTGATGCAGACCCGCGGCGTCTCGGAGATGGCGTCATCGCTGATGACCATGCACATGCACAACAGTTACAGCATGGCGGAAGTAGTAGCCGCACGGATCGCCTCGGCGAAGATGGGCTTCTTCGAGAAGACGGCCACCGATGCTGGCTTCGAGGGAGCTGAGCGCGACGAGGACCGCAACGTCAAAGCGAAGATGAACCCGGGCACCGTGGAAACGCTGCCTGAAGGCCTCACGTTCAAACCGTGGGATCCGCAGCACCCGACGACCGCCTTTCCGGCGTTTACCAAGATGCTCCTCCGGATGATCGGCGCCGGCATGGATATCAGTTACGAGACGCTTGCCAATGATCGCGAAGGCGTCAATTACTCTTCCATCCGCGCGGGGCTGCTCGACGACCGCGACACCTGGCGGACGTGGCAGGATTATTTCTCCGATGAACTGACCGGCCGAGTCTTCAGCTGGTTCCTGGAGTCGGTCTGGCTCGCCGGCCTCGTGCAACTCGACGGAACTCCCGACGACTATGTCAATTACGCCGTCTGGACCGGCCGCGCATGGGCGTGGATCGACCCGCTGAAGGATGCGCAGGCCGCCACGCTGATGCAGCAAAACGGTCTCGAGACGCACACCGCCCAACTCGCCCAGCAAGGCGACGACTTCGAAGAGACGATGGAACAGTTCGCCTACGAGAAGGACTTCAAGAAGCAGCTGGGTCTCCAATTCGGAACCGACGTCCATGGCGTCGCCGACACGGCGGAAGACAATCCGGACGCCGAAGACGGCGCCTCCGGCGGCAAGAAGAAGCAGGGCGATGGCGACGGAAGCTGAATGCGATTCGAAGCCCATCTATGATGCACGCCTCGCCGTTGCTCTGGCGCAGGTCGACAGGTATGCTCTGGGCGCTCTCCGGCGCCTGCGCGGCGAAGAAGAGCCGACCCTGCAGCAGCCCCGCAAACGTGTCCCAAAGATGGGCGATCGCATCGTCCAACGAAAGCCAGACCCCTTTTATCCGTCCGGCGCCGAATGGTTCTATGGCCGCTGGTGCGCGCTTGAATGCTCGCACCTCTGGACCCCGCCGGCAGTCGTCCAGCACTACCTTGAGACTGGCGATCCGCAGCTGGCTCAGTCCGGGGCCAATGAAAGCGCTCCGCGGGAGACGGCGGCCAGCGCCTCGTCGCTGCATTCAACCTTCCAAGGCGCTGATTCCCCACCGATCGGGCCAGGCTGGCATGCTGCATGGAGCGCCATGTACGCCGCCACCGGCCATATCGCCGGAGCGGCGGAGTGCGCCATCGCCGCCCTCGCCCATGCAGCGGCCGAAGCAGCTGCCAAAGAATCTGGAGGCCGGTTGCCGCCGGATGAACATCTCGCCGTCTACCTTGCCGCCCGCGCGCGCCTGCAGATCCACTTCGCCGAGGCTGCTCGCGAAATCATGGAAGGCGAGCATGCCGCCTAAAACACGGCATTTGACAGCATTTTTCGCTTCCGTGCTACCTTCTCCGCGCAATGAGTAAGCGAGAACTTCCGAAGTCTTTGCCGATGGGTGAACGCATCGTCCAGGTGCGAGCGCAGAAGCGCGCCGCAGGCGAGGCCCCGGCTTATCCTCTGACCATCGCGACCGACCAACCTGTCCGTCGCGGTGGCTGGTACGGCTGGTATTACGAAGTCCTCGGCCATAACGCCGGCGAAGTGATCACCGACCGTCTTGCGAATGGCGTCTCGCTGCTCGTCAATCACGATCCCAATCAGCGCGCCGGCCGCATTGAAAACGGCCAGGTTGCCGATGGCAAGACGACCGGCGAGGCCCGTTTTGGTACGACCGACTTTGCGCGCTCCGTTCAGCAGGAAGTGGACGACGGCACACTGACTGACATGAGCGTCGGCTATCTGGTGCACGAATATCAGCGCGTGGCGGACTTCGATCCAGACGATGACGAGGACGAAGACTACATGGGCACGTATCGCGCCGTGAGCTGGGAACCCGTCGAAGGTTCGCTCGTCGCGATCCCTGCCGATCCCGCTTCCGGCGTCGGCCGCAATATGGAGTCCGACAAAAATCTTCCGCAGTACCCGGTTCGCTTTATCGGCGCTCCGGCAATTTCTCCCGTAACCCCGGGAAAACAGGAGCAACGCACAATGGCTTCCGTAGCCGTCGTACCCGAAAACACCGCAGCCCCGGTCGTCACGGTGGGCGCCGATCAGATGAAAGCAGAGCGGATGCGTACCGCGCATATTGCCCTCCTGGCCCGGCAGTACCCGGATATTCTCACCCGCGAAAAGGCGGACGAGTTCATCGCCAATGGCAGCGAAGGCTCCGTGGTCGGCAACTTCGTCCTGGAGCAGCAGCGCGCCAAGCAGGTCAACCTCCACTCCGGCTCGCCGGTCACGCTGACGGACAAAGAGCGGCGCCAGTATTCCGTGGTGCGCGCAGTTCGGAACATGATCGCCTCGCGCGAGACCGGGAAAGATGAGGGCTGTTTCGAGCGCGAAGTCTCGCAGGAGATCAGCAAAGTCCTCGGCCGCGACTCCGCCGGTCTCTTCATTCCGACGAATGAGCCGGTCTTCCGGCTCACTTCGCAGGAGATCCAGCAGCGCGCCCTTTACACGGGCACTTCCGGTGCCGGTGGCGCAACGGTGGCGACGGAGTTGATCAGCTTCCTCGACGTGCTGCGGCCGGCGGTGAAGGTGTTCAAGCTGGGCGCGGAGTTCATGGGCGGGATGACATCCAACTTCAGCCTGCCGAAGCAGCTTACCGATTCCGACTTCAACTGGGTGGGTGAGAATCCCGGGTCCGACAACTCGGATATCGATCCGGCCTTCTCCCAGGTGCCATTCACGCCGAAGACGGCCACCGGTTCAACCGCGTGGTCTCGCCAGTTGTTTGTGCAGTCCTCCGTCGACATCGAAGCAAGGGTCCGCAATTCGCTGGTGCAGCGTGCGGCCATCGCCATCGACAAGGTCGCACTGCAAGGGACAGGCTCCTCGAATCAGCCCAAAGGCATCCTGAATGCGACGGGTGTTACGGTGCTCGCGCTCGGCACCAACGGCGCGGCCCCAACCTACCAGAACCTGATCGACATGGCGATGGATCCGGCGACCTTCAACGCCGACCAGCTGGGCGAGATCCGGTATCTGATTACCCCGGAAATCTCCGGCTACCTCCAGGGTGTCGCGAAACTGAGCAACCAAATTGCGCTTCCCATCTGGACTTTCGGACCGGACGGCCAGGGCTACATCAATGGCCTGAAGGCGGACTGGTCGAACCTCCTGCCCAAGACTCTGACCAAGGGCACGGCCTCGGGCGTTTGTCACGCCGGCATCGCTGGCGTCTTCAATGCGCTCACGGTTGCCGAGTGGGGCGCGCTGGAAATCATGCTCGACCCGTACACGGGCGCGAAGCAGGCGTTGGTGAAGATCATCGCGAACATGATGATCGACGTCGAGCCGACCTATGCGCAGGCCTTCTCCGTGTACCTCGACGCTCTGAACACGACCTCCGAGCCTTAATCGGGAGGTTAGTAACCCGCGGGGGCCGGCGGAATCCGGCCCCACCAAACTTCAGCGAGCGAGGATGAAACGTATATGGCGATCGAACTGTTGCAACCGAAGCAGGAAAAGCTCCGCGCAATCGAGATTCTGCGGTCGGTCCTGGTGCAGGGCCAGCCCCTCACGAAAGGCAAGCAGGTCCGGGTGCCCGAGGCTGAGGCGTACGACCTGGTGCATAACGGGCAGGCGAAGTTCATCACGCCGGCGGATGTGAACGCGCCCTATGGCGGCGTCAAGAAGTAGATGGCTTTCGGCGACGCCGACCTCGGGGTGTTTACGGCGGACTTCGGCGTAACTGTCGAGTTCGGCGGAACCTCCGCGCTGGCGAATCTCGATCAGCCGCAGAAGATGTTTCTGGGCGATCACGGATACGCAGGCGTCGATGTTGCGGTACCGGCGATCAGGCTTCCTTTTAACGCCTTCTCGCCGATGCCGGAAGAGGAAGACACGCTGACCGTCGACGGTGCGGATTACGTCGTCGGTTGTGTCGAGGCTGAAGGTGATGGCGGGTTTGTGCGGATTGATCTGAAGGCGGCGTCATGACGAGTCCCAGCGTGCAGTCGAATGTGCTCGACGCAATCGTTGCATTGCTGGTGGCAGTGAACTCGGGGTGGGGCGCTCACAGGTCGAGAATCATCCCGTTCAGGGCGGATCAGTTGCCGGCCTTCAACGTGATTCCGGAAGAGGCGCCGGCAGAGTACGTCGGAGCGTATTCCGGGGCTGTGAACTGGCGGTTTCGTTACAACGTCCGGTGCACAGTCGTTGGAACGGATGGGGTCGATAAGCTGGCCGATCCCCTCTATGTTGCAGCGTGCCAAACAGTCCTTGCGGACCCCACGCTGGGTGGACTTGTGCTCACGACGCGCGTTGTCGGCGCGAAGTGGGAGAAGGAAGGCGAAGGACTGGAAGTGCCTTTGGCGCTGGTCGTCACCTTCGAAAGCGAATTTGCCACGTCCCGGAGCGATCCGAGCGTGAGTGTTCCGTAAGGGAGGAAGTAGATTTTATGACTGGCCCAACTGTAAGCCGCCTGACCGGTGACCTCGCGCAAACCAGCGTGGGGCTAACCGGAGCGCAGACCCAAGTCTTAGGCTTAACCGACTGGGAAATCAACCGGAAGCTGAAGACGGTCGATTCGACCACCACCGACGACGCCGGCGACGAAACGGCGCTGCCTTCCACGCGCAGCTGGACCGCGTCGGCAAAGTATGCCTATCTCGATGCGGATCCGAGCCAACTCGCCCAGATCCTCAACGCGATCAGTTCCGCGCAGACGGCCGTGCAGTGGAACTTCTTCCCCGATGCGGTTCTCGGCCGCGGCGCCTGGTCCGGCAAAGCTTTCGTCGACAGCTACAAAATCGGCGGCGGCGTCGGCAAGATCTTCGCGCTCGACGTGACCCTCAAGGGCACTGGCGCTCTGACTTTCGGCGCGCAGTTGGCGCCCTCCTCGGGTGTGGCTGAAGAATAAACCTCAAGGCGTTCCATGGTTGTCACTCCTGGCCCCTTCAAACCCGGCCCCGCCTTAAAAACGGGGCCGTCTTTTTCCTGAGGACGCCAATGGATCCAAAGATTCGCGAACTCTTTGTGCAGTTACTCATCCTGGTTCAGGAGTCGGCGGACGTCGGCGCCGGCCTGATGCCCCGTGCCGAGCTCACCACCCACGTAGAGATGGTGAGGCAGGCAATTGACAAGCTTTGACCGAAAGCCCGCAAGTGAGGTACGACACTGCATGGTTGCCGATCCGGTACGCGCGCACATTCCCATCGATCTCGATCGGAAACGCATTTTGTGTTTCGATCACCGCGCCACGTTTCTACTGATGCAGCGCTTCGGGTTTCGGCCCATGGCCTCTCTCTATTGGCAGGTTGCGGATCCGGATGACCCCAAAAAGAAGATATTGCAGATTCGCTCGATCGACGCGCTGCTTTATTTCCTCTGGGCTGGATTGCAGCGGGACGCGGACGACGCCGGCGAGACGCTGTCTCTTGAGCAAATACAGGAATTCGTCAATCCGCTCACCATCGAATCGATCTTCCTTGCGCTGATCGCAGCGTTGAATCGCCCATTAAAAAAAAAGGTGACCGCAGAGAACGCCGGAGCAAGCGCGCCGGCCGAGCGCGAACCCAGCACGAGTTCGACTGGGAGGCAGCACTTCGATTCGCCTGCGGAAGGATCGGACTAACGCCTGAAGCGTTCTGGCGGCTGATGCCCTGGGAGTGGTCGCTGATCGCTGACGGCTATCGTGAGCAGCGCGAAGAGCGCACGCGGCAGGAAGCTGGCTACCTGGCGATGATATTGACGGCGCAGTGCGGCAAGCCGATTACGGCGGCGCAGCTGCTGGGCGAGGAAACAGCGGAACAGACCGAAGGGCAGAAGCTGTCGGCCGGTGAGCGGCGGATCTCCGAAATGAAGCGGAAGTTGAAGCGGCTGAAAAAGAAGAAGGGAAAGTCGAATGCCTAACGGTATTGTGATCCAGATTCAAGGCGACGGCGCCGGGGCGGCCGAGGCGCTGCGGACGATCGAAGAGAAGATGCGCCAGTCCGCCGATGCTGGTCGCGAAATGGGCGCCACGTTCGGTGAAGTCGGGGAGCGCATTCAGCGGGCATTGGAGTACACGGGCATTTACTTCGGCATCCGAGAGATGACCGAAGGCATGAAAGACGCCATTTCTTCCGCTGCCGAATTTGGCGAAACGATCGAGCATGCAGCCCTGAAAACGGGGATGAGCGCTCAAACGCTGTCGGTACTTCACTATGCCGCCGATCTCACCGGAAGTGATTTTGAACAGTTGGTAAAGGGTGCGACGCGACTCGGTAAAACACTTTCCGATGCAGCTGACGGAAATCAGCGCTTAAGTCTCCTCTTTCAATCGATGGGGATTAACGCGAAGGATTTGGCATCCCGATCTGATGGCGTCGAAATTGCTCTGCGTAAGATTGCAGAACGCCTCCAGGAGGGTGAGTCCCCGGCCCGCCTCAATCAACAGTTAATGGAGGCCATGGGTAGGTCTGGCTCCGAGCTTGCTCCGGTACTGGTTAGCCTGGCGGAACACTTTGATGAATTCGCCGCCGGAGCGAAAGAGGCTGGCGTGTACATGGACGATCTATCAGCTGGCAAGCTGATGGAGGTGAACGAGCAGATCAAGCAGCTCAAAGAGAGTTGGACCGGGCTAACTCTGGAACTGACAGAAAGCTTCGCGCCTGCCATCAAGGCAGCGTTGCAAGACTTTAGCGGACTCCTGCAGATCACTCGCGAGAGTCCCGTGGGTAGCATGAAGGCTTTTCTCGGGAGCGCTTTGGGCATCCCATCGCTGGAAAACTCTGGTATCAGCGATCTCGTCAAAGCTCACGACGCCGCCATGAATGCGGTCTCTAATCCAACAAAACCCACGAAGTATGGCGATACCGGTACCGAGATGGACCCGACGATGATGGCGCGGTTAAACGTGCAATTATCGGCGGACCGGCGTCAACTCGACGAGGCCAAAGCAGCTTCTGAGGCCATGCTCGCCATTTTGCAGGCTCAGCATTCCGCCGGACTCGTCTCCACACAGGCGTTCTATGCTGAAAAGCTCGGGATCGAGGAAGACGCCATTCAAGCCGAAATGCGCTCTCTCATCAAGGAGCGTGATCAAATCGCTTCCGCCGCCAAATCCGCGCCTTCCGGAAGCAGCCAACAGTATGAAATGAAGGCAAAATTAAACCAGGTAGAATCCCAACTCGATCAGCTTCAGGAGCGTCGCCGGTCGATAGAGGGTACGCTTGCGGCGGAAAAGACTGGCGCCCTTCAAACAGATGCTCTAGCCCAACTGCGCTTGGAAACAGAGACGAGCCGCGCCGCTATTGAGTTCGAGAAGAATAAGGCCTCGGTTATTATGGCCCTCCTCGATTCCCAACACGAGGAAGGGCTTTTGAGCGACCGCGAATTCTATAATCGGCGACTCTCGATCCAACAGGATGCCCTGGATGCCGAGGCCGCAGCGATCGGTCGTCAGGCGGCCGAGTTGGATGCGCAACAGCGGCAACTTCCAGCCGACAGCCCGAAACAGATTCAATTGAAAGAACAGCAAGTTCAGCTTGAAACAGAATTGCAGAGGTTGAGCGCCGAGTATGCGAAGAACGAGTCCGACGCTGCTGAGGCTCAATCGAAATCCATACAACAGTCTGCGGCAATCCTCGCCAGCACGAAACGCCATGCCACTGGTGGATCTGGAGATAACGAGGATGCGAAGTACCTGAAAACTCAAGGCTATGATATGGCCACGTCGGAAACGCAGGACTTTCTTCATGGAATCGAAGACCTGAGCGGCAAACATCCGCTGCAACGTCTGGTCGATAACATGATTCAGGACCTGGATCGCTACGCCGATGCAATCATCGAGCACGAATTCATTGGTCCAATGCTGCAACAGATTTTCGGGCTGAATTCGCTTGCCGCTCAGAATCCTGGATGGCTGCAGTCGTTGAACGCTTCGACGGCTGGACTGCAAACACAGTCGCCCGACCTAACGGAAACCATTCCAGGCTTTTCCGATGGTGGAGAACCTGACGGCCTGTCGATGGTCGGCGAAGCGGGGCCGGAACTCTTCATGCCGAAGGGGCCCGGGACCATCCTCCCGAATGATCTGCTGAACTCAATCGCCGGTGGCGGCGGGGCGCCAAATGTCACGATTAACAACGTGAACAACAGCAGTTCGCCGGTAACGATGAAAGCGCCGCAGGTCAGTTATGACGCTCAGGCGAAGCAGTTTGTCATCCAGACGGTGATCGAAGACATGCAGGGCGGCGGACCGATGAGTCAGGCGCTTCGAACTGGTTGAGGCGTGTTGACTTCGCCACCGGCCGCCCACGCAAGAGCCACCACCCAACCAATTATGGTCCACCCTAGAAATAAGTTGAGAACAAACACTCCTCCACTCGCCTTGCACTTTCGGTGGGTCGCCACTGCAACCGGAACAAAATAAACCAATAGGCAAAAAAAGAAGATGATTAGGGTGCCCACAGCTTCCCCATTCGGGGCTGAACCCGGCGTGGCATATGCCGCCGTGGATGCTTCCGTATCCGCTATGCGAACCCTTTGGGAGGCTGGCACAGAGATGGAAGCATCTCGCATTGCAAGCGTGGTCGCTCCACATGGAAGATAGCGCTTAATCTGCGCTGGACCCAGAGTGTCATCGCCTTCCGTCCTGAAGGCCGACGTATAATCCCAAATTGGTCCGGACTTGTTAGGGCCGAGAAACCACACTTCTACGTGTCTGTTGGCATATATAAGCTTTCTTTGCCAATAGTAGACGGGGTTCGAGACTGTTCCCTGGTTTACAGTTTCTAGCAAATCAGAACTCGGTAGTCCGCACGCGTATATAAGCGCCCGCGCATCGTCCCGATTGGCCCATTCTGAAAAATGCTGAGCCTCAGCCCAATAGCTAGATAAGACGAGCAAACTAGCCGCGACCAATCGTTTCTGCATAACCCCTCCGAAACGCGATCAGTGTACCGCTTGTGGCCACAAAGTCAATATCCCACTTGTGAGGGATAGTGCCTCATTCTATCGCTCAGAGCTTAACCCGGACTCCGCTCCCCCGCAACAGGTCATTCGCGATCGTCTCGGTGGCGGCCTTACTGAAGTTACTCGGGAAGTTGGCCTGGGCGGTCCGCTGAACCTCCTCGAAAGCTGGGAAGATAGCCGGGATGTGGGCGGAGCGGATGAGCATATACATCGGCATCGCATCGCGGGAACCCAGCGCGCGCGCCATGATCACCTTGTTTCCGCTCTTCAGGGTCGCCGCGAAGAAGACATGCCCCATGGTGACAAACCCTCGCACGGTCGGGCCCTCGGGCCCACCGCGCCGGCGACTCCCGCGGCTCTTGATGTTCTGCAGAAGCTGTTGCGGCCTGGCCCAGCCCGGGATGATCTGGCCGACGAGCGCCGTCAGATATCGGGTCGGAACGCCAATGTAAGCGCCGCCATCGACGACCACCCGGCCGGAGGGCGTCTTCGTCCCGCTGTCCTCCTGCCGCGGCAGGTAGTCGGGGGCCCCGGTGCGGCGGTTGGCGGTGTCGGTGTAGACGGCGGCGGTTAGATCCTGCTTGGTCGCCATCCGGGTCAGGGTGCGGCTTCTGGTCCAGTCGTTCCGCAGTTTGAAGACCCGCTCCTCGAGAGTGCGCGTCTGATTCCGCGCGTCGATGGCGGTCATGGTGAGCGCCCGGGCGATGGTGAACGGGATCTGGTTCTGACGCAGGTCCGCGAAGGCGCGCAGAGGACCGTCGATGTCGACCTTGGCGGAGAGCACTGGCATACGCCATCATCCCCCGATTTGACCGAAATCGGCAATTGGGGGCACCTTGCGCGCGGCCATGGGGGGTGAAGGTGGAACTCAACATTTCAAGACAGGGCTACCGCAAGGTCAGCGCGGATCAGCTTGTGGAGTCGGCGCTGCTCCTGAACGACTATGCATCACTGCTCAGTCGCCTCGGCCTCGGTCGCGCGGCCGGCCTTGCTGCGGTCGTATCGTTTGGTCTTTTGCAGTCGCCAGAACTGAAACAGCCGGCAAAGGTGGTGCGCCGGTGAACGGCTGCAAACACAATCCCGAGCACCCATGTTGGGTCTGCCGCCGCCTTCGGGAGCATCCGTTGATCATCCTGAGGTCACCGGGGGCTCCGATCGAGCCACGCTATTGGCAAGACCCGCCTCCCGATAACCGCGAACGCGATCTTCCCGCCAGTCTGAAGACGCGATGAAGCGCGGGATCCTCTCCGTCGGTTTGGCGCTCTACGGCAGTCTGTTGCTGCTCGCCCTGATTTGCTGCGCCCCTATCGGCTGCGTCGGCAAGTTCGGTACGGCGCCTCGGCCAGTGCCGGACCCAGCTGTTCCAGTGGCAGCCGCGCAGTCGAGCGTACTCGCGGTCACGCCGTCCAGCGTGGCCTTTGGCTCCGTCCTTGACACCAACATCGAAGCGCGGTCGGTGACGTTCACGAATCCTGGGACAACCGCGGTGACAGTTTCGGCGGTCGCCGCCACTGGCAGCGATCAGTTTGTAACTTCGGAGACATGGCCGGTCAATGTACTCCCGTTTACGCTTGCCGCGGGTGCGTCAAAGAGCGTGCTGGTGATCTTCGCGCCGACCGCGTCGGGCTCGTTCTCTGCAACGTTCACGGTTGGCGGTGCGGTGCTCACGATGAGCGGTACCGGCGTACCCCTCGGCCCGTCCTATGAGGTGGGACTTACGTGGGATGCTCCTGCCGTCTCAACCGATCCGGTCGTGGGTTACAACGTCTACCGCGCGCCGGCCGCCGGTTCGTATCAGCTGCTGAATGCCTCGATCAACGTGCCGACCACTTTCACCGATGCCACCGTGATGTCAGGGCGTAGCTATAGCTACGAGGTGACCAGCGTGGATGCGTTTGGAGTGGAAAGCGTGCCATCCAACGTGTATGTGGCGGCGATTCCCTGATGCCTGCCCCTCAGCTGTCCCGCGCAACCCTGGAGAAGGTCCGCGCTGCGATTGTTCGCAGTGAGCGTTCCCTGCAGGTCGTTGCGGAGAGGGCGAAGTTTCTGGCGGACACGCGCTCCGCAATCGAGGCCTCGCAGTCGAGGCTCTACGCCATCCTCGCAACGCAGCCGGTCAATTGACCGAATCCGCTGAAGTGGGGTACTGATTCGAGTGCCTACCCCGTCCTTTCCGGAGCTGACCCGCGCCTTTGCATTGCGCCAGACCGAAGATCCGGTCGATCCCACGTTGCGCTCCCCCATGGAGAACGGCATGGAGGAGACTCGGCCGCGCTTCACGCGCAACCGGCGAACCTTCCAGGTGTCGATCGATCTCCTGAGTGCCTCGGACAAGGACGCGCTGGACAGCTTCTATCAGGATTGCTCCGCGGCGGGTGCAGCCTACGGCGGCCAACCGTTCACGCTGCTCGATCCGCGCAACCTCGACAATCCCCAAACCCTGACCGTGCGCTTCGCCGCCCTGCCGAAGTACTCCGACGCCGGCTGGATCGGCGCCGACGATAAAGGCAACGCCGCGGGCTATCGCTGGAACTGCCAGTTTCAAGTGAGGGAAATGTGAGCACGGTCCGGCCGCCGCTCTCGCTGCTCTCTGTCGTCGCCAATATCGAACGCCACAACCTGGCGAGCGGTGATCCGTGGATCCTGCTCATGGATGTCGAGTGGCCTGGGAATTCCGCCAGCGATCCCGGCGTGACCCAGCAACACGTCAGGCTGGCGCGCAATCTCGATCCGATCACCTTCGACGCCAATGACGGCAATGGTCCATGCGTCTACGAGCCCTTCAACTTCGAAATGGGCGAGTTCAACATCAGCTCCAACGGAAGCGTGCCGCAACTGGAGATTCAGGCCTCCAATGTCATGCGGGTGCTGCAGAGGCTGATTGAGCAGTACGCCGGCGTGGTCGGTGCCAACCTATACCTCTACGTCGTGAACACCGCAAACCCGGACGGTGAACCGGACCTGACGCTGCAATTCACGATCCTGGGCAGCACCTCGGATGCGAAGCTGGTTCACCTGAAGCTGGGTGCGAGTTCTCCGATGCGCCGTCTGTTCCCGCTGCTCATGTACTGGCCCAACTTCTGCATCTGGAAGTACAAGTCTCTCCAATGCGGCTATACGGGCGCGCTTCCGACCTGTAGCCGGACGCTCGACGGCACGACGGGTTGCGAGGCCCACAACAATCAACTGAGATTCGGCGGGTTCCCGGGGATCGATACAAACGGCGCACAGGCCGCGGGGGTGGTGTGATGGGGATTAATTGGGATTGCACGCGGGCCCCGAAGGGTTGGTATTGCGCGCGTGTCCGAGGACACCAAGGCCCTTGCGCCGCTTGGCCTCGCTGGTGGAAGCGGCTGCAACTCTGGTTCTTTGACCGAATCCCCTGAAACGCGGTACTTAGACGGGTGCCAACCCTCGCCCAAACGGGCTTCGCACCTGTCCCAGCGAAGAAGCGGAGCGCGCTGCCCATCCGGAAGCCGCCCGCGCTGTCGCCCGCCCTCTTCTCTGATCTGATCGGCAAGCCCTTCGTCGACGGCGGCCGCGGCCCCGCAAATTACGACTGCGTCGGTCTGGTGATCGAGGTGGCCAAACGCCTCGGCAAAACCCTCCCCGACTACCTGAGCAGCGAAACCGAATTTCATGCGCAGATGGCCGCGGACGGTGCAGCCCTCGCCGACCTGCCGCGTGTCGGCGCCGCGACGGCTGGAGACATCGTCCTCCTGCGCACCGGTCCCGCTGAGCATCACGTCGGAGTCATGGTCGATCGCTGGCGCATGATCCATGCCTGGAAAGGCATTGGCGTGCTGGTCGAGCGCATCAACTCGCCGCTCTGGCTGCGCCGCATCCTCGGCTTCTATTCGCTCGGGGCTGCGAAGTGATCCGCCTGATCTGGATCCGGAATCCCCTGCAGCCCTCGAGCACCCGTGAAATCCGTGAGATCGCGCCAGTCGATGGCCAGCATTTGCTCGGCTGCATTTCCCATCACCTCTACCACGACGGAATCCCTCCGTCTGAGATGGTGATTTCACTGAACGGCAAAATTGTTCCCACGGAAGAGTCGACCAGGTTCTTCCCGCGCGATGGGGACTGCATCGTCGTGGCGCCGCTGTTGAGTGGCGGAAGCGTCTGGCGGACGCTGGCGCAGGTCGCTGTCATGGCGGCTTCTGTGGCGATGATGGCCGTCCCCGGCCTTCAACTTCCCGGGGTCCTTGGAATGTCGGCTGCGCTGACGACGAGTATCGCGGCCGGTGTCGTCTCGATCGGCGGGAACATGCTGATTCAAACCTTCCTGCCAGCTCAGCCGAACACGAAGGCGCAATCGGCCAGTTATGCCTTCGACGGCCCTCAGTCCCTGGCGCAGTCGGGCACGGTGATCCCGAAGGGTTACGGGAAGTTCATGTCGGGCGGCAACATCATTTCCAGCTTTGTCGATGTCGAGGGTTCTGATCAGTACATCAACGCCTTGATTTGTTTCGGCTTCGGCCCCGCGCGGACCATCGCCGATATCGAGATCAACCAAAAGGCCATCAGCACCTATCAGAACGTGTATTACTACACCCGCGCCGGCACCAACGCCCAGGAGCCAATCGCCGGATTCAACCGCATCGTGAACGGCTATCCGCAGGATGTCGAGGTGACCTGCGCTGGTGGGCCTGTCGTCGTGCCCGGGACCGGGACGCAAACCCAGGCGCTGCAGGTCGACGTGCAGTTCCCGGAGGGCGTCTATTACGTTTCCGGCGATGGAAACGACCTGCCCTGCGCGATCATCTACAAGGTCGAGTACTCCATTTCCGGACTGAACGCATGGCAACCGGTGCTGCAGCCGCTTGAAACTCAGTCGGTCATCGTCTACAACGGCGACGGAACAGTAAACCCCTTCGCCAGCCCCGCCTGGGTTCTGATTCCGAACAATCTCCCGGCCGGAAGCGGCGTCTGCATCGACACCTCCGGCAATGGTTCCGACCCGAACCCTGCCGGCCTCCACGCTGGTCAGGCGGGGTCGACCACGTCGAACATTACCACCGTCGATCCGGATGGAACGACGCACACCGTCTCGCAAACCTTCTTCGGTGAATGGCAGCCGGTCGATCTCACGCTGCCCTTTGTCGAGGTGCTGAGCTGGACCAACGGCTGGACGAAATACGTCGCCGACACAACGCAGGTCTGCTACAACCGCGTGTCGATCTATGGACTTCCGGTCAATAAATACGACGTGCGGGTGACGAAATACGGGTCGAACAATGCCAGCAACACGGTCAGCCCCGGAGACTATTTCAGCCCGAAGCGCGGTCAGGATGTCTGGATCCACACCGTCAACGAGATCACCTATCAGGATCTCGCCTATCCCAACATGATTCTGGTGGGCGTGCGCGCGCAGGCGACCAACCAAATCCAGGGCGCCAATCTGAACGTCACGGCCGTGATCGAATACGGCCTGCGGACTCTCGACAACAACGTGCTGCCGGCGGCGTTGCAGGTCTTCGAGGAGGACAATCCGGCGTGCGTCGCGGCGGATATGATGCTCGACGACCTCTACGGCGGCGGGGAGTGGCCCGGGATCGCGGCGCCTAACATCGAGCGCTTCATCGATGAGTGGGTCTCATGGGCGGAGCTCAACGACGAACTGGTCGACGACGGCAACGGCAATTCCATCCGGCGCCACGTCTTCAACGGGATCTTCGACAACGAAGACAATCTGTGGAATCAACTCAATGCCGTGGCGCAGATGTCGCGCGCGGCCATCATTCCGATGGGGCTCGATTATGGAGTCTTCGTCGATCAGGCCGATACGCCGGTGCAGCTGTTCTCCATGGGAAACATCATTCAGGACAGCTTTCAGGAGCACTGGATGATGCTCGACGACCGCGCCAACCAAATCGAGGTGCAGTTCGCCGATTCCACGCGCTACTACCGGCAGGACAATCCCATGGTCTATATCGACCCGGCGGACATGGCCTCCGGCGCGATCATCAAGAACGTTCGAATCAACGGGAAGGGAATCACGCTGCCCGCGCAGGCCTGGCATTTCGGCCGGTTCAAAGGACTCTGTAATAAGCTTCTGCTCCGCCTCGGGCAATTCCAATGCGATGTCGACGCGATCGCCTGCCGGCCGGGGAATCTGATCATCCTGCAGCATGACGTGCCGCAATGGGGATGGGGCGGACGGCTGCTGACCGGAAACTCCGTCGACTCCATCGGCGTTGATCGCTCGGATCTGCCGTGGGACGGAACGACTGCGTATAACGTGGTCGTCCTCTTCGCCGCGGTGAAGCGCTACGTCGGGACGGTCACCTCGGTCGCAACCGATGTCGATGGCACCGGTCTGACGATCGGGACGACGGTGGGCCTGTCCTTCTTCGACAATGCCAACCGGGTGACGCGCGCCGTGATCAATGGGAAGGATTGCACTATCCTGTCGGCAACTCCCTCCTCGATCCTCGTGACGGTTCCACCGGGATTCACGCCAACGACCGGGCAGCCCTACGCGCTCTATGACACCGACGTTCTGGAGACTGCGACGGTCTCCGGTGTCACTCCGGGGCCCGAGGGAACGCAGGTCGTCAAGCTTGGAACGCCCTTCAGTCAGGCGCCCGACGACTATGCGACCTATTTCTACGGCGTTCCGGGTTCCCAGAAGATTGTCCGGGTGACGCGCATCGCGAAGGCCAGCGACATGCGGTCGACGATCGAATGGATCGATTATGACCCCGGCTGCTATATCGACGCCACGCCGATTGTCGGCGAGACGAGCGCCCAGGTAACGACCAATCCCGGCGTGACGAACCTCCAGGCAGTCGAGCAATTCGAAGTGCAGAGCAGTGGAAGCTACGAGGACTTCATCAACGTGACGTGGATCCCCGGCATCAACACGGCCGGCGTCGGCATCTACGGCTCTTTCGGCCAGGCAACGCCGCAAATGCTCACTCGGATCGAGGGATATCAGTCGAGCTGGCGCTTCCAGGTGAGTCCGGGAGTGACATGGAAGATTTGGGTCGTGGGCTTCGACGCCAACGACAACTATCAGGCTTGGTCCGCGGCGCCCAATGTGACCATCACAACCGAGGGAATCACGACCAACCTGCTCGCTGACTCGAGCTTTCAGAGCGGTTTCGTCTATTGGAATCTGACCCCGCGCGCCGGCGACACGCTGGTGCCGACCTTCCAGAATGATGGCGAGGCGCAATACGCGGTCGCCGGTTCCACGCTGGCGGCCGCAACGCCCATCCTGAATCAGGTGGTCTCGCCTTCCAACTGGCAGGTCGGCCACGATCTGATGCTCTCCGCCTACTTTGAAACCACGGGAACGCCCTCGGGGAACTTGGTCGCGGACATCGCCTTCTACTCCGACGCCGGCATCACGCTGATCAGCGCCGCCCGCGCGGTGCTGGTGATGGCTGGCGCAGCTCAGACTCTCGTCCGCGTCTTTTGCGCTTCGACCGTAGTTCCCATGGGAACGGCGCAGGTCCGGGTAAGGGTGCTGGTCGACGGAACGGTGAGCATTCCCGTCGCATCGGGCTTTACGGTGAGCCATCTCCTGCTCGAGGCTCCGGCGGTCGGGCAGACGGTTCCCTCGGTCTGGGCGGACATCGACGACACCGGGCGCGTGACCGACGTCTTCCAGTTGGGCAGTAGCAGCGCGATGCGCGCTCAGGCCTCGGCTCTGCCGGTCGGGACGGGCAGCTTCCCCTTTTCCTACACCGACACGACCGTCACGATGGATTGGAGTGGGCTTCAGATCCAGTGGCCCGATGGCGGCGTGACGGAGATCGTCAACGGGTCGGAAGCGGTCACCGGCCTCACCGCCATGACGAATTACTTTGCCTATCCCTACTTCGACATCGTCAATGGCGGAGTGAAGTTTGTCGCGCCCGCGGCGCCCGTCGGCTCGCCAGCGCTTCTCACGACGGTGCACGACCCCGTCGCTGATGCCGCTTGTAAGTTGGATGGACGTGTTCCCCTCGCGCCCGGTGGCCTCTCGGTCATCACGGCGGCGAGCGGTGGAAGCGGGTCTGGCTCCGGCGGTGGAAGCGGGTCTGGCTCAATCAACGTGAGCGTGACGCCCAACCCCGGACACCTCTCGGGATTGCCCAGCGTCACGGCATTTACAGCCACCGTCACCGGCACCGCCATGACCGCTGTGGTCTGGAGTTTGGGCCCGGGGTCGGTGGGAACGATCAGCGGCGGGGGAAGCTGGGATCCGGGATCGCCACCGACGCACGGTTCCGCGACAATCATCGCGACGAGCGTCGCCAACAGCGCATGCCAGGGGTATGCCTCCGTCAGCTGGTAAGTTGACCTGTTTGGCGAAATCGTCATAGCGTGCTGGCGCTATGCTACGTCGCCGCCTGCCCCTTTTTGTCCTGCTCTTCCCGTGGTTCGTCTTTCCGAACGGCCACTGTCAGTTTCTCAACCTGACGGCTTCCCACATCCAGGACCCGTCGGGGAGCGCACTTACGGGGTCTTTGTGCGTTCGGCCCGTCAACAATAGCAATTTGCCTCTGCAGGCGGTAGCGGCGGGAAGCGGTGGAGGGCAGCTCTCGACAAATGAGATTTGCTCGCCCGTGACTAGCGGCTACCTGCCGGGAACCTGGCAAACACTCGATCCCTCGGCGGGTGGAACGAATCTAACGCCAGATCCGGTGATTACTGGATTCACGACATGGACCCAGCCGGGCTCATGGCTGACCACGCCCGTTTCTTCACTGGGACTTCCCAGCCCGGTGAACGCGTTGACGGCACCGTCGAGTTCCAGCGGCACAACGCAGGGATCGTCGAGCGCTGCAATTACGGTTGTCCCCGGCCAAACCTATACCTTCAGCGCGGGCATTAACGCCTCGGGATCTGGCGTGACCGGCGCTTCGCCGGAATGGCTCATCTCGTCGAATCCAAGTGGCACGGTCAATTATGCATTCATCGCCGTCAACGCCGGGACCACGGCTACTAAGACAGTGCAGTTCACGGCCCCGGCGGGCGTGACGCAGGTCTATATTCGGGCCAATGTCAATTCCTCCACAATTGGATCCGGGGCGGACATCTTCTTTTATGAGCCGCTGCTGCAGGCCGGCTTCAGCCAACTCGCCGATACCTCGATCGCGAATCCGGCCAATATGTGCTATCGCTTCACATTGCGGAATGCGACCGGCGCCGCGATTTATGCGGCATCCTGCGCGCAGCCATCGAATGCCACCGCGAATAGCGGCGCTCAGGCCTACTGGTGTTCAACGGTCTCCGGTGCCACGACCTGCAACTACGATCTGTTTCAGCCGCCATCGACCCCGCTGACGGTGACGAGCAACACGGGTCCGGTCGGCGCCACCGGACCAACCGGACCAACCGGGCCTACGGGTCCAGCCGGCAATGCCAACTTTAGCAGCACCACGACCGGGCAATACATGAAGGCCACAAGTTCAACGACTGCGGTCGGCGTCAACACGTCGCAGGTCTTGCTTGATATCAGTGGCGCACCCTCGACGAGCGGCCTCACGACGCAGCTGCCCCTTACAGGCTGGACGGCGATCCACGTCCACGACGACTCCTGGGGCGCATGCGTAGGGGCAACGGGCGGCAACGGGAACTGTTACTGGGGTCTGCTGGCTACGGATCTCGGCCTGTCTTTTACCAGCAATGTCACCAACTATAGCCTCGGCGGCGACGAGATGGCCGACATGACCAACAAGATCTACCAGGACGAGAATCCCGGCGCGGCCACGACGACACTGACGCTGATCGGCAACACGGTCAATGACGCGAACAACGCCGGCGGCAACTATTATCAGGCGAGCGGGGGACTCGGCCGGTGGCAGGGGAAATATTCAGCGGCGTTTCAGTCCGCGATGATCGAGTTGTCGATTCCTTCGACGTACAAAACGATTCCGACGGCCACCACGGGATGGAGCAGCGACACCACTTATGCCGCAAACCACGGCGTTTCCTGTACTGGTGGCAGCGGCGGCTGTGCGGCTTTGGTGCTCAATTACACGACGAGCAGCGTCGGGCAGAGCCTCGCGATAGCGTTTCGCGCTATCAATGGCAACCTTGGGACGATGACCTGCACGGATTCGGGGCTGAGTGATGGAGCGACGGTCTATCTCGCCAACACAATGACGCCGTGGGTCGCGACGGCGAACGGGACCAACGAATTCCCGATGGTCTATGTGTGGAATGATGCGACTCGGCTTTCTGGAAGCCATTCGATTACCTGCAATGTGACTTCCGCCAGCGGTCAGACGAACAGTGTCCTATGGTCTGCTCCGATGCCCCCGACTGCCGGCGCCAATCCGCTGTGGGTGTGGGGCGCGCCGCCTCAACTCAACGATTCAAAAAGCATGGTGACGCAGGCTTACAACGACATCGCCGCGAATGCCGCGGCGGACGTTCAGGCGATGGGGCTACCTGTCAACTGGATAGATCTACGGAATTGCCTCTATGGCACCGCGGCTCAGGCGGCTGCTTCCCCGAACCAGCAATTGCATCTGAATAACAGTGGATATGCTGCCCACGAAGCCTGCATCAAGGGTACGCCGCGGCAACCTCATCAGAAGCTGATTGATACCAGCCGTCACGCGCCCTTCGCGCGCGTGACCGCGGCCGCCGATGCCGTCTCAGCTGCCGATCGGGGGTTTGCGATTTTCTACAACAATTCGAGCGGCGTCGCGGTGACTTTGCTGCCGAATTATATGTCGACGGTCCAAGGCGCCACGTCGGGCACGACTGAATCGGGCCCGGGTAACTCCGTTCGGCTCTTCAATGGAGGCACCGGGCCGGTGACGATCACCGGAGCTTCAGGGACGACCCTCGTCGGCGTGGCGGGAAATCTTGTCCTCAAAGCAAATGCCTGGGCCGAATTAACTCCTCTCTATCAGGGTCCGTCCACCTTTTGGGTAGTCACCGGTGCAAGTCCTGGGCAGGGAATCATCATCTACAAGCTTGTCACCGGTACCACATACACGGGTACCTGCACGGACAACGGTCTCCTCTTCAACGGAGCGAGCCCTGTATACACTCTTCCCACCGCTTGCCAGAGCGCCGGCGCAGGAGGAGGCGGTGCACCGACGGTCAATATCATGTTTGTCGGTACAGGACTTCTCACGACCTCGGGAGATTCGACCGGCAATGTCAAAAACCTCGTGATGCAAAGTGGAGACGACGCCACGATCTGGCCGTACGCGGCTAGCCAGTGGTTCACCTCAGCGCGAAGCGGATGGAATAACTATCAGGGAGTGAGTCCCTCGGCGATGGTCTTGGGTAGCACGCTTTCAACGGCCGCCTTCATCATGCCGACCAGCAATACGGTCCCTGGATTCTATTTTGCTTCTTCCACCTCAACTAATGTGTGGGCCACAGTGCTGAATTGGTCCAGCAGCACGGTCGATTTAGGGCTAGCTCCCTGCGGTAGTGTGACCTCGATCACCACGCCATCCGGTTGCGTCCATGAATACACCTGGAACAGAAATGCGACCAACATCACGGCCGGATTCGGGGTGACCTTCACCACCGACAATCTAACGGCCAGCGCCACTTATATCTATCCCAACACGGCAGGCGCTTCGTACCACATCGGAACGGCGAGCGGTTCTTACACCTCCGGACACCTACCCGTAGCGAACAACACTACCGGGAGTCCACTCGTCGATTCCGGGATAGTTGCGGTGAAAGTCGTCGCGAACTGCGGCACGATCGCCCCTACGGCGTCGGCAACGACCACTGCGCTGGCCGTCACCGGCTACACCGCCACGGGGATTGCCACATTGACGCCCACCAGCGCCACGGCGGCGACCCTCATGCTGGCCAAGTACTATGTGACCAAAGCCAGCGGCACGATCACCTTCAACTGGACCGGGGTCCCGGCCGGCACGGAAACCTTTGATGTCGGTTGCAGCCTCCAGTAATTGACCGGAACCGGGGTCTTGCGGTACTTATCTGTACCGCGAACCCCGGAGATTATGCGTTGACGGACCACGAATTCCAGTTGAAGGTCATTGAATCGCTAAGTCGGCTGGAAACAAAAATGGATGCCCTCGTAGGCGAGGATGGCAATGGCGGCTGGAAGGCTGCGATTACTCAGCAAGTTGAGGATCTGGAGAAAGACAAATGGAAGCGCTCAGGCGCATCCGGCATCCTCGGCGCTCTGTTCGGCGGCCTCTGTCAGTTCGTTGGCCACTACGTCTTTTCCGGAGGGCGGCATTGATCACTCCGGAGCAGCAGGCCTTCCTCGAGAAAGCATATGCCGCGGCCGTCAAGGCCGCCCACGTCTTCCCAGCCATGGCCGCCAGCGAAGCGGCTCTCGAATCGACGTGGGGAACCTCCCAGCTCGCCCTCCTGGGCAACAATCTCTTCGGCGCGAAACAGCAAGTCCATCCAGAGTTCGCCACGATCCACCTTCCAACGCGCGAATTCCTGAATCACGCATGGACCACGGTCGACGCCGCCTGGTGCTCCTACCCGGACTTTGAGACATCGTTCTTCGCGCGGATGGATACGCTGCGCCGTCTGGCACCCACCTACCCGCATTACGCCTTCGCGGTCGAGGCGAAGGATCCATGGGCCTACATCAACGAAGTCTCGCAGAGCTGGTCGACGGACCCCGACCGCGCCTACAAGGTCGGGCAAATCTATAGGTTGCACGCCGCAAGTCTGGAGGCAACTGCTTGAGCCAATTAAAGCTCGCTGGTCAACCATTCGATCTCGCGAGGGCGGTGACACAGACCGTTCGCCTGAAAACCGCTCTCGACAAAACTCCGGCAGACACGATCTACCGGGCGGACGAGTTAGCTAAAGTGTCCGGAGTTCGGGAGAAGGACATCCGCCAGACCAGCACGTTCGGCCATTCGCTGCTTTCTGGATATTCGGCGAAGGTCGGTGCCACCCGTTTCTGGGGTAACCCGAAGGCAATCAAAGAACTGCTCCGCCAGGTGGGCCGATGAAAATCCAGGAAGCGAAACATGCAGCAGAACTCGAACTGACCGAAAGCCTCAAAGTGCTGCTGCGCAAAGCGCCGCGCACGGTCCCGGAAATCGCGGCGGAGCTTGGCTGCCCGGCGCGCACCGTCGAGCGCACCCTGCGCGCCCTGAAGGCGGAAGGGTCGATGATCCACGGCTTTGTTGGCGGCAAGTTTGGCTTTACCGATGCGGTGACGCTCGACAAAGGCCACCTCACGCTGAAGGCGGATCGCGACGGCGAGCATCGCTATGGGTTCGTCACGGACACCCACCTCTGCAACATGCATTCGCGGCTGGACGTGCTGAACGAAGCCTACGACTTCTTCGCGTCGGAGGGCATTACAAAAGTGCTCCACGCCGGCAACATGGTCGACGGCGAGATGCGGTTCAACAAGACGGAGCTCATCGTCGCCCCGGGCATGCAGAGCCAGATCGATTACGCGGTCCAGGAGTATCCGGCGCGCAAGGGCGTCAAGACGTACTTCATCGACGGCGACGACCACGAAGGCTGGTATTACCAGCGGGAAAAGGTTCAATTCGGCAAGCTTCTCCAGAATGACGCGAAGGCGGCCGGCCGCGACGACCTGGTCTATCTCGGCTATGGCGAGGCGGACATCGCGTTGGCCTACAACGGCCACGAAGCTGTCGCGCGGCTGGTGCATCCCGGCGGCGGTTCTGCGTATGCGATCAGCTACACCGATCAGAAGCGAGTCGAGTCGTACCAGGGCGGCGAGAAACCGCAGATCGAATGGGTCGGCCACTACCACAAATTCAACTATGGCTACCCGCGGGAAGTCCACACGCATCAGGGCGGCTGTACCTGCGATCAGACGATGTTCCTGCGCAAAAAGCGCATCCAGGCAATGGTCGGGTTCAACACGATCGGGATCACTCAATCTTCGGAAGACGGCTCGATCATCCGGTACGCACCGGAATGGTTTCCGAGGTTTGACCGCGGCTACTACGAGAAGCGGTTTTGAGCTGTGGACGATTTTGCCTTCGAAGAAGATAGCGCCTCGGACTGGTGGGGCGATGTGCGTAGCATTCTTGTCTTTAATCGTGGGGAGGGTAAGTGGCCGGCACGCAAACGCTCGAGGCGTTCTTTGACGAAATCCGCAGTTCCTGCGGCGAACATGCAGAACGCAAGGGATACCTGCAGGACGGGCGGAACGTCCTCGGCGAAATGATGAGTGGGGCGGGAATCGAAGGCCCACATGCAGCCGGTGAAGTCTTCACCAAGGCGCTGGAATATACCCGCGCGCCGCGGCGCCTGCTCGCTGTGAAGATTGCAGGGTGGGCATGGCGGATGTGGTTGGCGGCAGATAAAGACTGAGGATTTGACCGCTTCTGCGCCTTCCATGCTACTTTCCTGCGCACCGAAAACCCTCCGGCGCTGGCCTGGTGCGGATGCTTGAACTCTTGTAGCCGAATTTCTGTCGCACCTTCTCGGGCACAGCTAGCGGCTCGTTCCTGTACTCCGCACCGCGCCATACAAGCTTCTTGGAAAGGTTGGGTTATGGAAGCCATTAACTCTCTGATTCCAGTTCTCGGGCCCTATGTCATTCTCGCCGCCGGCGTCGCCCTGGTGATCCATGGCCACTCCGACTCGGGCCTGGTGACCGGCGCCTTCGCTCTGATTCAGGTGGCGAGCCGCCCTACCAGGGACAAGTCGGTGGTTCAGTCGGACCCAAAGCAAACGTAA